CCCGAACCTGCCCTTCCTCGGAAGGAAGACCACTCAAACACTCGCTGACGTCTTCACGTCTAACCCTAGGGATTGGAAACCCCTTTGGGAACAACGAGCGCCTGCGCTCACCTGCCTTTAAGGAGGCGATGAGCTGACCTTCTGGAAGCGCGTCAGATAGCTCGATTGAGGTCCGAGCTAATGCGCGAACTTGCCAGAACTCCCACCCATACGGGTGAGGCTCCAGAACGAGCGAGGAGAGGGGACCAATGAAGGCCCCATCCCCAAACCCGTCTGGAAGTCGTGGTTCTCTCCATCTGCTAGAGGCTAGCCCTCGAAGGCTAGCACACACCGCGGCCACATCGACGTCCGTACGCTCGCCCCACCTATATAGGTTATTATGGGCGAGGAACAAACGATCGAGTGCAGCCACGGGTCTGCGGATGTAGAAAGGCGTGATATCGGCACCGTGGTAGTAATGTTTTCCACAACTCTCACGGTACGGCCCAGTGGAGAAGCTCTTGGTGGGATTGGGCGTAAAGCCCGCCTCACCAAGGCGCTGGCACACTGTGTCGTAGTGCTTGGAAGGGACTATTAAGTCGTCCCCGTAGGCACAAACCGAATCATCCGACTCGTTCACATTGGGACAGCACACCTGCTGGCAGATAGCCCAAAAGATCAGGCTTTCTAGTTCGAAGGTGTACCCGTTACCCATGGACGAGAACTTCTGGTAGGAGACATGCTCCCCAGAAGGTAGAACCCCGACTGGCGATCTACACTGCTCAAGTGCGTACCACCAGTCATTCGGCAAGAGCCAACTGACGACTTCGAACGCGAGAGTGTCGCTAGCCATGGAGAGATCCACGGTTGCTAACTCACCAGTCATGCTACCCTCACGGGCAGCACGCTGGTTTCGCGTCTGGTCGTTTAAGTCGACTCCTACCTGGTAAAGGCGGTGTCGGATCACGCGGCCGATCCCTTTCTGAACATAGATGTTCATGCAGGGCTCTTTCGCAATGGTCCTATCCGTCTTGTAGTTCTTCGGAACGGCTAACACGCTGTTTCCAGACACCAGGTGGACAAGTCCCTGATGACCGGTTTCCTCTGCGCGAGCGCACACACTCTGCTTCCAGAGCGGCAACATGCTAATAGCACATGTCGCAAGGACAGCGTTCCCGGACGTACTCTCGGGTATACCCGAGTATTTATAGGCTGCCGCGCTACGGGTTTTGGTGAGCCTGGTTGTAGAACCAGGACCGAACCCAAAGTACTTGCAAGCCTCGTCCCAGTCGAACTCCCGCAGAACAGTCCAAACCCTTCGCCTAACACAGACCCAGAACGGGTCATAGGAGGCTAATGAGTAGAACCGTCCGTTGGTTGTCCGACACTGTTCCTCCGCATCGTGGAATCGCTTCCACGTCGTTTCA